TTTAGTATTCGACGATTCAAAGACTGCTGTTCAACTAAATCTAGATAACACCAAGTTATCACCAGCAATAAAGAAAAGACTCATCGAAGAGTTTTCAGAAGTTCTCACCTTACTTAAATTTAAAGGCAGGGGACATGAGATTCTCAGAAAATGGTTTGTGGAAAGTCGTCTATATTACCACATGATCCTAGATCCAAGTTCGCCCAAAAAAGGAATAGTAGAACTTAGATCTATTGATCCAACCAAGATTAGAAAAGTTAAAATGGTAAAGAAGAAGCCTGTTCAGGATAGAAATTCTGAAGCAGTAACTCTATATCAAAACTCAGAAGAGTTCTATGTCTACAACGAAAAGTCAAACCAAGGACCCCTGAGTACTGGATCACATGGCGTGTCAGACGCTGGGGTGAAGATTGCACCAGACTCCATCTGTCACATAAACTCAGGTCTATATGATGCAAGCCGAAGACGAGTATTTGGTTATTTACACAAAGCAATCAAACCACTGAATCAGCTTCGAATGATCGAGGACGCAGTTATCATCTATAGAATCTCTCGTGCCCCAGAACGAAGGGTGTTCTATGTTGACGTTGGTAACCTCCCAAAGAACAAAGCAGAACAGTATCTTCGTGATATCATGAATCGTTATCGAAACAAACTCGTCTATGATGCAAGCACAGGCGAAATGCGTGATGATAAAAAGCACATGTCCATGCTCGAAGACTACTGGATGCCTCGTCGAGAAGGTGGTAGAGGAACTGAAATCACTACTCTCGATGGTGGACAGAACCTTGGTGAAATGGAAGATGTCGAATATTTCAAGAAGAGATTATATCAGGCTCTCCATGTACCCATCAGCAGACTTGAGTCTGACAATGGTTTCAACATGGGTCGATCTGCTGAAATATCCAGAGACGAAGTTAAGTTCTTCAAGTTCATCGAACGAATACGAAATAAATTCTCTGAACTATTCCTAAACATCCTAAAGACTCAGCTAATAGTCAAGGGAGTAATGAGCAAGGAACAGTTCGAAGAAATCTATCAAGATATTATTTTTGATTACAACAAAGACAACTATTTCTCAGAGTTAAAAGAAGTCGATATCATGAAAGAACGGCTAGAAATGATGAGAGAAGTTGGCGAATATATAGGTCAGTACTTTTCTAAAAACTATGTCTATAAAAATATCCTTCGTATGACAGATGAGGATATTGATGAAATGAAGAAAGAGATAGATAAAGAAAGAGAAGAAGAGCCACAAGAAGATATGGGAGATATTGATGTCTGAAAAAGAATATAATGACATGTTTAAAGCAGTAGTGGATTCTAGTATTGTTGATTTTGAAGACGCTTTTTCTAAAGCTGTCTCGATGAAAGTCTCAGAGCGACTTCGTGATAAAGAATTATCCGTATCTTCTTCTTTAATGCAAGATAACAATACAGAACAAGGAGACGATCATGATCGAGAAGATGATTGAAGAAGCCTTTGAAGGGAACTACACTTCGTTCTCTGAGCTTTTCAAAGAGGAGCTTGGAAGAAGAATTCACGAACGATTAGAGGACATGAAGTCCTCTGTTATCGATAACACATACAACGTATGTGAGAGCTGCGATTCAGAGGAAGACGAAGAATACTTTGACGTAGATGAAGATGACGTATATGAGGAGTATGGTGAGGACGATCATAGCATGGACCCAAAGTCTCATGTCAAGAAAGACAAAGACGGTATGTTTGTCGTTTATCACAAAAATGGTAAAGCTGTCGAAAAGTTCGATAACAAGAAAGAAGCAGACGCATACGCCATGAAGAACCATGACGACCTCATGAAAGAAGCCTATCACTCAAAGAAGAAAAAGGTGGAGGCAATGGATCCCGTAGGAAAAGAAGACGGGGACATTGACAACGACGGAGACACAGACTCTTCAGATAAGTATCTCATGAAGAGAAGAAAAGCCATCGGTAAAGCAATGAAGAAAGAAGGATCTTACGGATCCAAGAAAGTCAAAAGCGGAGGGGGTTATTGATGTTACTTATTACAGAAGTAAACGAAGACATCAACCTTGTTTGTGAAGAAGACTCTTCTGGAAAGAAGGGATTTCGTATTGAAGGTATCTTCATGCAGGCCGAAAAAGTAAACCGAAACGGTAGACGTTATCCTCGCAACACTCTCATGAACGAAACCAATCGTTACAATGAGAAGTATGTTAAGAAGAATAGAGCATTAGGTGAACTGGGACACCCCGAAGGTCCAACTGTTAATCTAGAAAGAGTGTCTCACCTAATCACCGATTTAGATTTTGATGGTGATAACATCATAGGAAAAGCAAAGATTCTCGAAACTCCATACGGCAAGATCGTACAGAACTTAATCGAGGGTGGAGCTAAAGTTGGTGTTTCGTCCAGAGGTATGGGAAGTATCAAGTCAAAGGATGGTGTCAACGAAGTACAGAAAGACTTTATGCTTTCTGCGGTTGACATCGTAGCAGATCCTTCTGCTCCAGATGCCTTTGTTAATGGTATCATGGAAGGAAAGGAATGGATCTATGAGAATGGACTATTCCAAGAGAAGAGAATTGAAAGCTATAAAAGAGCAATAGAAAAAGCAAACAAGAGAGAGTTAGAAGAGAAGAAACTTGAGGTCTTCAAGGACTTCATTCAAAATCTATAAATGTATAAATAAACTAGAATTCTAGAGATAGATAAGGAGTCTTATAAATGGACTATAAAGATCCAATCGAAGTAGCAAAACAACTACTCGCTGAAGAAAACTCAGCAGTAGCTGATGTCGTTGAAGCAGAAACTATTCTTGACCTCGATGACGAACAAGATACCGAAGGAAAAAAGCCCAAGATCGATACCGATAAGGGAACCGAAGGTAAAGATAAAAAGAACAAGGCTTCTGTTAACATGAAGTCCTCAAGTGCAAGCGCAAAGATCGAAAAGCCTGCTGTCACCAAAGAGCATCTTGATGCTCTATTCACAGGCGAAGAACTTAGCGAAGACTTCAAGGAGAAGGCTTCTACTATCTTTGAAGCAGCCATCAACGAGAAGGCGACTGAAGTTGAAGCAGAGCTTCATGAGCAGTTCGAAGCCAGTATGGCTGAAGCTGTTGAAACACTTCAGAAGGAAGTTACTGAACGTTTAGACGACTATCTCGGATACGTTGTCGAAGAATGGATGAAGGAAAATGAACTAGCAGTCGAGTCGGGAATTAGAACCGAAGTTGCTGAGAGTTTCATTCACGGACTCCGCGAACTGTTTGAAAGTGCATACATTGATGTACCCGAAGAGCAGTATGATCTAGTTGATGGTTTAGCCACCGAAGTCGAAGAACTTCGTGGAAAGCTAGACGAAGCCATCAATGATAACATCGAGACTTCTAAAGAGAAGGCAATTGCAGAATGCGCCCTCGTTTTCGAAGAAGAAACTGAAGGTATGCTTGAAACCGATGTTGATCGTCTTAGAACTCTTGCTGAAGGTCTTGAATTTGATTCAGTCGAACAGTTCAAAGAAAAGTTAAACATTCTTAAGGAATCATATAGTGAAAACACGAACATGATTACTGAAGAAACTGATGTCACTACTCCAGATCAGGACGTGGAGAAAAGCACAAGTCCTGCCATGGAAGCGTATACTCGCGCACTAAGAAACCCCCTAACAAAGTAAAAATAAGAAAGTCATTTCTTACAAGGAGAAATAAACAATGGACTCTAACTTAGGTTCAACCGAAATGCTTCAAGAAAAGTGGGCGCCCGTGCTAGAACACGCCGATATGGCTCCCATTACCGATAACTATAAGAAATCTGTTACCGCAATCATCCTTGAGAACCAAGAAAAGGCTCTCAGAGAAGAACGTGGTGCGCTCAATGAATCCGGAACTGTCGTTGGTGGTGGTATGTCACCCGTAGTTGGCGGAGAAGGCAGCGTTGCTGGTTTCGATCCAATTCTAATCTCACTCGTTCGTCGTTCTATGCCAAACTTAATGGCTTATGATGTCTGTGGTGTTCAGCCAATGACTGGACCTACTGGACTTATCTTTGCCATGCGTGCTAGATACGACAAGCAGGATGGAACTGAGGCTCTCTTCAACGAGGCTCTCAACGCTGCTGGTGGTTCTACTGCTGCATTCACCCCCAATGGTGATGTCGTCAAGAGCAGCTTCTTCACTGGTACTCAGGGTGACACCCTCGATCCAATCGCAGGACTCGATCCATTCGCAACTTCAGCCGCTGAAGCTCTTACTGAAGGAACGTTCCCAGAAATGGCGTTCAGCATTGAGCGTACCGCTGTCGAAGCTAAGACTCGTGCCCTCAAAGCAGAGTACACCACTGAGCTTGCTCAGGACCTCAAGGCTGTCCACGGACTCGACGCAGAAGCAGAACTCGCAAACATTCTTTCGAGTGAAATTCTTGCTGAAATCAACCGTGAAGTCATGAGAACCATCTACCGTGGTGCCAAGCTCGGCGCACAGCAGCTTGACCTCGCTGGTAGAGCCGCAGGTGTCGCTGGTATTTCGCAGGGACTTTCGGTTGACGGACCTCTCGGTGGAGCTTCCATCGGTGTTGGTGGTGTCTACGACATGCAAGTTGACTCTGACGGACGTTGGAGCGCAGAACGCTTCCGTGGACTCATGTTCCAGATTGAGCGTGAATGCAACAAGATTGCTAAGGACACTCGTCGTGGTAAGGGTAACTTCATCATCTGCTCGTCGGATGTTGCTTCTGCCCTCGCAATGGGTGGATTCCTTAACATCTCGCCTGCTATCAACCAGAGCCTAAACGTTGACGACACTGGCAACACCTTTGCTGGTACACTCAACGGTAAGATCAAGGTTTACATTGATCCTTACGCTGGACCTGGTACTGCTCACACCTCTGCTGCTGACGCTGGACGAAACTTCGTCTGTGTCGGTTACAAGGGAACAAG